TCCAGGTGTCGGAAAAGTAAGGATAAAATAACACAATGGCAAGTCCCGACTTGGGGTTTGACATTATTGAGCCAGAGGTAAAAGCAGATCAGCAAGATGCTGGCTATGACGTAATTGAGCCAGAAAACGCCCAACCAACGCCATCGGAATTATTTGAAGTAATTGAACCAGACAAGCAATACTTGTCTCAAATCAAGCGCGACTACGTTTCTCAAGGTGGCAATCCGCTTGATGTGTACGCACCAGAGCGTGCAAACTTGCTTACCACCGAGTTTAATAAAAATCTTGAGTCTGGCCTGTCTCAAGAGGATGCAATGCTCAAAGCAACTGATGCGCTTGAGGCAATGCCTCCAGAAACAAGGCCAGATGGGTCTATATCCGCAGGATACCTTCCAACTGAGGAAGCTATCCAAAAGGGAATGATACAACCAGCAGCGTTGCCAGCCGTCAGAAAGGCAATGAACGAAGGCGTGCTTACTGTATCCTCTGGATTTGATAAAGATAAAGGCGTTGGATTTGCTGTTGGGAAGGCAAAAGATGGGCGAGTTGTTCGTATTGAGGAAAAGCCACCAACGCTTGTTGGGGCATCGTTAAGGTCGGTTGGAGAACAGATTATACCTGGTGCTAGTGCAGTTGCTGGATCAATCCTTGGCGGAGTTGCTGGCGCGCCAGCGGGGCCAGTTGGAATACTTGCTGGAGGATTGGCTGGTGGTGCTGCTGGATATAAAGCAGGCGAAATGGGGCAAGCTGGACTTGCAAGAATCTTGGCTGGCGAACAAGGTTACGCTGACTACCAAAGAATGCGCGAGGCCGATATTGCAATGTTCCCGATCACAACAAAGTCTCTTGAGATTGCTGCACCTATAGCTGTTAGTGCGGGACTCGCAGGACCAACAAAAGCTATCGATAAATTTCAACAATTGTTGCAGCCCAAAGCTGTCCCGTCATTGCAGGCAAAGCCACAACCATCAGAGGTTATTGCAACTATTGAAGGCCAGCAGCCAATTCGCCAAGGCGTAGTTGGCGAGGCTGGATTTGAGTCTGGCACAGTGCGTCCAGAGTTTAAGATGCCAGAAGTTCCAGGGGGATCTAAAATTGCAAGAACGGCTGAACGAGTGTTGAAGTCCGAGAAAGCACCAGAGCCATTCAAAGCAGAAGTTGCGCTTCAGCCAAGCACAGTAAGAGCGAATGTTCCGCTGGGTGCTATTAAGGGGAACCTTGAAGACCTTACAGATGACGAGCTGAATGTTATTGCAAGAAGAAGCATTACTTCGTCAGCGTATGATGATGCCGAAAGGGCAGGGGCAAATGCAATACTAGCCGCAAGGCAGATTGATGCAGACCCAGCATCTGCCGCGATCAATTGGGATGAGTTTACAAAAGCAGCATCGCTGGCTGGCGTTTCTTTGAGGAATGTGCGCGAGTATCTAAGCACGCCTGCTGGGTATTTGGCAACCATATCAAAGGCAGCGGAGGCGGCTAAGAGAAATATACCCAAAGACGTAAGTGACGAGGTTCTTAGATTATTTAATGTAAGTAAAAATGCAAAAGCCGAATTGGTTAAAGCGGAAGCAAATTACAGATCAAGCTTAACCGATAGGGCTGCTGCTATTGCTGAAAACGCAAGAAGGGCGGCAGCAAGCGCGGCAACAAAACTTCAAAGATATTCAGACAGCATTTTTCCAAAGAAAATTCTTGGAGAAACACTTCCGCAGGGAATACAGATTACACTATTAAGTCCATTATCTCTCGTTAAGAATCCAGTATTTAACGTAGCCAGAGCAGTAGGCCAGCTTGGTGTGAGATCACTAGCAAACGCTGGAGATGCAGTGTTGAGTTTTGTTGCAAAACAGAGGGCTGTCTTGGGTGGAAAAACACAAGAAGAAATAGCAAGGGCTGGTCAAAGGACGATGGCACAATCTTTGCTTACAACAAGAGGAGCAATGATTCGTGGAACTGAAAAGACAAAAGAAGCAATTCGAGCATTCCTTGGTGAAGGCATTCCAGAGTCATCAGCATTGGCTGGTGAGGGGGTGAAGGGATTTACGGTATTCAAATCTTTAGCACAAGCATTTACTGGAAAGGATATGGTTACAAATGCAAAAGGAAACATTGCTCTTATTGATCGCGTGCGAAAGCTTACTGAGGGAATAATTGGATTATATACTGAGCCAGTAGGCAGGGCATTAACTCTTGGTGACGTTCCAGCCAGAGGATTTGCAGAGGGAAGACTTCTAGCAGAGCAGGCTATTTTAGCTGGAAAATCGCCAAAGGAAGTTTTTGCAAGCGTGAGATTCCCCACGAAGACAGAGCTAAAAGCAATATCAAACAAGGCAGCAGAGGCAACATTTCAGCAGGACACAAAGCTTACGGCAGTAGTTGGTGTTGTTGCAAATGCGGTAAAAGCTGTTCCTATTGTTGGTCCGCTAACTAAAGCAGTCGTTGCTCCATATACAAAAACACCAGTTAATGTTGTTACAGATGTTGTTGATGTTGCAGTGCCAGGACTGGCCTTTTCCAAAAGCGCGTATTATGCAGTTAAAGGAGACAGAAAAAAATCACTTGAAGCTGCGGCGAAAGGAATAGTCGGAACAGTAATTGGAGGTACGGCCGCTGCCTTGTATCGCGCTGGTGTTATTACTGGATCTGCCTCGAAGTCTGCAAAAGAGCGAGGAATCCAATACGAAACACAGCCTCCTAATACTATCAATATGTCTGGATTAAATAGACTATTGAATGGCGAAGATCCAGCAATCCAGGCTGGTGACGATATAAAGAGCTATGAGAATTTTGGTTATCTTGGAACAATCTTTAACGTCTATGCAAATGTACTAAGCAAGAATGAAGGCTCTGGACTGCTAGAGGATGTTCTTGATGTAACTCTTAAAGGTTTGCCGTCAGTTGCAAGCTATACGCTCAACCAAACATTCTTGAAGAGTACAAACACTCTTCTTAATGCAATTTCAAAAGAAGACTATGATAGTTATTTAGAGTCTTTGTACGGGACAATATCATCGATTCCATTTCCGAACACATTGCAAGCCTTCAATAAGGCAAGCCGCGAGAATATGGTCGACCTAAAAACTGATGATAGCTTGCAACTATTCGCCAATGTTCTTAAATCGAAGATGCCAGAGTTTGCACGCGAGGCTATTGGCGCAGAAGAGTTGCCACTCAAAAGAGATATGTGGGGGAATCCAGTTAAGCAGACCCCAGAAGGAGCGAATCCGTTTCTATACAATTTCCTTGATTTCACTAGGTCAAGAATAGTCCCAAGTGACGAATCCAATCTTGCCCTATATAGGCTATGGAAAGAAACTGGAAATGCTGATGCCTTGCCATCCGTTCCGTCAAGGAATGTTATGGATAAGAAAATCACTTACCAGCTTGATGAGAGCCAGTATGCAATCTACCAAGAGTATGTCGGCCAAAGAAGGAAGGCTCTTGTGGATAATCTATTCCAGAGCGCAACATTTGATGGAATGGATGCAGACTTCAAGATTAAGGCATTGGGCAAGGCGTATGAGCGTGGTGCTGAAGATGGCAAAAGACAGTTCTTGAAATACAATAGGGATTATTTGACACCAAAGGAGAAATAAAATGGAACGCTACGAAAAGATGATGCAGGCAAACATACCGAAGCCTAGTGTTGCTCCAGTTCAGCAGCCAATTGTACGGCAGGCACAACCTATCAATAATCAAATTGAGAGCGTCACGCCAGAACAACCTAAAACTGATCTTGGTTATGATGTTATTGAGCCAGGTGGTGTGGGAAGCAATACCTTTGGATTTGATTTGATAAATGCAGCTAAAACAACAGTAAATTGGGAAGGCCGAAGAGATAAGAAAGGTAATCTTTCGGTATATGCCTTGCCTGCTGGTGATATGGGCGGAGATTATGAGGTAGCTGGAATCAATGACCGATACCATCCAGAAGCATTCAGAAGGATTGCAGGCTTGCCAGCCCAAGATAGGGAGGAAGCGGCCGCAAAATACATCAGTGAATATACAGCCCCTCTTGTGTCAAGGCTTCCACAGGCAATTCAGCCATTCGCCCAGGATATGGCGTTTAATAGAGGAATGGGCGGTGCAACAAAGTATATCCAAGAGGGACTAAATTCACTTGGCGTTAAGGTTGCTGTTGACGGAGCCATTGGGCCAAAAACTCTTGCTGCTATTGGAGGAGTAAATCCAAAGCAACTTATGATTGCGGCGAGCCAAGCGCAATTGAACGATGAAAGAGCCAGGGCTGGTGCTGACCCAAGGAGAAAGAAGTTTATTGTTGGTCTTGAAAACAGAATCAACAATAGGCTTAACGCATTTGGAGGCGGTTAGTTATTCTGAATCGTCCTCAAACACATAGGTTGATCCAGCCGTTCCAGAATAATATTGACCAACTTGCACCTTTGTCCCATTTGAGCCGTAAAAAAGAAATCCACTCTTTGTTACAATTTCTCCGTTCCCATAATAAACATCTCCACACGATGAATAACATCCATTAGGGGTTTGTTTGAGTATGCCATTATCCACTATCAATCCATTGGATGTTATAGCCAGTCCCTTGCCACCGCTAAACACGGCGCATCCAGAGTCATATACTCCGCCAGCAAAGTCATCCGCCAACCCCGATGCCACAAGCATCGCCATCAGTGTTATAGTTGTTATTGCTTTCATAGGAAAAAGTTTCTAGCACAAACCCAAAGCCGTCAAGCATGAAATTATCATCACGTCAAATAGGTGCAGTAGGGGTGGCGCGCGTTACTGGCGCGTTACTGCGGTGCGGGTACTCGGTGCTGTTACCTTACGAGGACTTTTCTGGTTATGATGTAGTAGCTGAAAAGAACAATAAGTTCTTCCGCATCCAAGTTAAGACCGCCCAAGCCGTAGAGTCTGGGCGCACCAAGTATCGCTTCAGCACCAGCGTTGGCAATGGGTACAACATACCCAAACGCGCTATCAGTGGCGTGGATTATGTGGCCTGCTGGGGAATGAACGATGATCTATTCTGGCTTTTGCCAATTGCCAAGTGCAGATCGGTCACAACCAAGCTTTGTCCATCGACAGGCCAAAGCTGGCGTGTATTCCAGAATCTATGACCGAGAAGGAGGCGTGGGTAAAGTTTGAGGATGGGCTGAAGGATGCACAATCCTTCGACGAGGCTGTGGCTTGGGTCAAAAAGAACAAGAAGATCGTCGAGAAACTTACTATGATGGCAATGATTAGACGATTTAATAATGATATTAGCCGCGCTAATAAGACTTGGCGGAACTGAAATAGATTAAAATATATATCGACACCATTGCGGGTTGACAGCTAAACCCGATGGATGGGCAAAATCAATAGTCGGGCTAAAGGCGCAGCGGGTGAGAGAGAGTTAGCCAATTATCTGCGCAAACAGGGTTGGCAGAAGGCCAGACGCACCCAGCAGTATGCAGGCAATCCCGAAGGTGGTAGCGGGGATGTGGTTTGCGAGAATTTCCCATTTCATATTGAAGGCAAGCGTTGCCAAGCACTGAAGCCCGAAGAATGGATGGAGCAGTCCAAGCAAGATTGTCCAGAAGGCAAGATTCCAGCAGTGTTCTTTCGCCGTAATGGTCGCAAAGAGTGGCTAGTCATATTGACCGCCGACAGCGTATGCGAATTAGCTCGACAAATCGCACCAGCAAATGTGAAGATTGAATATGTGCCAAATAATCCGATGTCAACTACAGTCGGTGCTGGCTTTTGGGTGCACAGCCCAGACCAACTTATCCCCAAATACATACAACCAATAATAAACCCAAATAAATAAAGGAGAAATAACATGGCACTAACCATAAGTGAATCGCAGAAGATGGAACGCAAGTTGCCCGAAGCTGGCGCAACCGTAGGCGTTCTTTACAGCCTAGTTGACCTAGGCCACCAGAAAACTAATTGGGACAACCAAGAGAAGTGGACACCTAAAGTTCGCTTGACCTTTGAGTTGCCCGATCAGACTGATGAGTTTGAGGTAGAGGAGAAGGGCAAAGTAACAAAGGTAGAAAAGCCTATGGTCGTTTCCATCGAGCAAACCCGCAGTCTTGGCGAGAAAGCAAGCCTTCGCAAGCTTCTCGAACAATGGCGTGGTCAAACCTTCACATCCAAGGAACTCCAAGCGTTCAGCTTGAAGAACCTATTGGGCAAGCCAGCTATGCTGACGCTGATCCACAAGACCAGCCAGCAGGGCAGGCAGTATTGCGCCATTGCGGGTGCATCCAAACTGCCCAAGGGCATGAAAGCACCAGCTACCACCACTAATGATCAGTTGTATTACGAGATCGAGCAGGGTGAGGCTGGGCAGTTTAACGACATGCCCGACTGGTTGCAGGAGAAGATCCGCGCTTCCAAAGAGTTTGCTACCGCTGCGGGAAAGTCCACTGCCACTAAGGTCGAAGTTGACGCAGACGGCAATGTAATGCCGTTCTAGGTTATATGGCACTTACTATTACAAGTAAGTGGGATAGCTCCTCGGCTAATTCCAGATTGGTTATTGTTGAAAGCAGCGGCCACTGGTACGATGCCGAGGGGCGATCTGCCCACGTTATTCTCGGAAAGAATGGCAAGGAACGAAACACAACTGTTGCTGACGCTAGAAAGATGGGATTGTTGCCATCGGTCACTAGCGTCCAGTCAATTTTGGAGAAGCCCCAACTTACGGCATGGAAAATTTCCACCGCCGTAGAGTCTGCGCTTACTCTGCCAAAGGAGGAAGATGAAACACTCGAAGAATATGCAAGAAGGGTCGTTGAGGACAGCAGGGCGCAAACCAAGAAAGCCGCAGAACATGGCACAGCAATCCACGCCGAAATGGAAAACATCCTTTTGGGACGTGCTTGCTCCACAGATGAAGTCCTTAAGCCTTACATCGAAACCTTTAGAAAATGGGCAAGTGAAAATGTCGAGAAAACGTATTGGTGCGAAAAGTCCTTGGTCGGTGCTGGTTACGCTGGAAGGTGTGATGCCTACGTCCGAATGAAGGGTATTGGTGACGCTATCATCGACCTGAAAAATCGTAAGGTTAACAAGAAGTACAACACGCCACCCTTTTATCCGCACGATGGGCAACAGCTTTGGGCTTACAGAAATGCAAGCGAGAATCCTCAAGCAGCCTGCGTTTCAGTTGTTCTGGCATCCAATGATCCAGAATACATAGAGCATCATCAGTGGGACGAAGACGAACTCTACCAAGCTGGCATTGCATTCTGCGCTATGCAGAAGGTGTGGGCTTGGGTAAAGGGTTACACTCCTCCTGGGATGAAATTGTGATTGACCCACAAGACGTGCTTTGGCTAGAAGATTTGCTGGACCAAGTTTATAGAAACCTAGCAAAATGAAGTCAATTGTATCAAATTTAGATTATAAAAATGGTGACAGGCTATACGACTTAGCCATGTTTGATCCACCTTTTGATATTTGGAAGGATATAGATTGGAAGCCAAAAGCTAAAACATATTGTTGTTTCACGAATTTTCAGAATAGGCATTATGTTGAAAAGATATTTGGAAATCCTAAATTTGAAATTATTTGGTTTTTTAAGGACGGAAGATGGGTTAGCCACAATATGCCAAGGCTCACACATGAGCATATTATGATATACGGAGAATTGCGCCATGATGCATATACTGGAGATTATAATACAAATATGTTGCCAGTAAGAAAGGGAATGGGATGTATAGGCAGGGATAAGAGTCTTGGAGAAAGAACATATATTCCAAAAGAAAGAAAAATGCTGAACAGCGTAATTGAAGTGCCTAGAAATGTTGGGAAGGAATTGGGTGTTTGGGGTAAGCCAATTGATTTGGTTAAGCCAATAATGGAATGGTTGTGCAGGGAGGGTGAGGCAGTTTGGGATGGATTTGCTGGTAGTGGCACTTTTGGAGTTGTGGCAAAAGATTTAAAACTTGATTACGATGGATATGAAATTAATTCAGATACCTGCATGGCTGCAAATTCAAGAATAAATAGTCATTTATCTTGTGAGCTATTATTTAATAAATTATGACACCACCAACAATTCAAGAAATGGGTAACGCTGCACAGGAGATCGTCTGGCGCGTGATGGGCAAGGGATCGGAGAAGTCTGGCTACGGAGATTGGTTGGAGAAGGATAGACCCACTCACGATTACCATATCGCTAGAGCCGTACGCCACCTGGCCACAGCGCAGATGCAACTGCACAAGTCATCGCCTTGTCCTGATAATAACGGTGAGACAAGTGTTGACCATCTTGAGCGTGCGCTGGTAAGAACATTGTTTGTGTTAGCTCAAATAAAGAAAGAGGTACCAAGATTATGATTATGGAAGATGTAAGCGTTGATTTTGAATTTAATGGAGAAAAGTATACTGCGTATGGCAACGCAGAGGTTGATACTATCACCGAGGATATTGGTCCAGTTGGATATAGGGAACATTACTTTGCCGAGGTGGTCAACAATGTGACTATGTCAAAGATTGAAATTTCAACTGCTACTGAGGACATAAAGAATCCAAGCAAGGAATTGCTGGAAAAGGCTGATGACCTTTTGTCAATTCAGGCAACAGAAGATTTTGACGCTGGCAAATGAAACAAGCATTAGTAACTCAATCGTTTGGTGAGGACTGGCAGAAGATTCTGGATCTAACTAGGCCACGCATGGAGGCGTACTGCAAGCGGCATAACTGCGACTTCATTCTGATCGACAAACCCCTAACCCACCCTATGCAGTATTCTAAGTCTGCCATCGGGAACATCATGGCCACTAAGGGCTATGACCAAGTGACATTTGTTGACGCTGATGTTTTGATTACAGCCGATTGCCCCAAGCTATCCGAGGACGCTGGTGTATTCTGCGCGTTTGACGAAGGAGCATACTTAGACCGCAAGCCAGAGATGGTTAAGCTGGCTGGTGCATTCGGTGGTGTTATTGAGCCTCAATTTTACGTCAATACTGGAGTTTTTGTAGTTCATACCAAGGCCGTTGGTATCTTGTCGATGCCACCCATTGGCCTGCACCCAAACCACTTTGCCGAGCAGACCTGGCTCAACGTTATGGCGCACCTGTGGGAAATTCCCCTAACCGAGCTTGACCCGTCCTTTAACTGCATGACCAGCGTTGAGTCACATTTTGGACTAGACCGCTACAAGGATGCGATGATTATTCATTACGCTGGGCAGTCGAATGATCTGGTTAAGTTGGCTAACCAGATTAAAGAAGACGAAGCGAAGCTGGTGGGGTTGGGTAGGTGAGGTCAACGCACCTGTGTCGTGGTGATTATGACGATAGGTTGCAGCAGTTGGCTGGAGAGGTTGCGTTGCAAGCCATCCGTGATCTACGCCTGCTTCGCAAGCGAGGGATGGTTAAGGGCATGAAGATTATCAAGGATCACCAGGGCGTAGCACTCAACGATGCGCTGGAGTACAAGAACTCGCACGAGGTACAGAAGCTACTGCGAGATTTTAAGACAGGCGTTGTCTCTTGGTGGTGCAGAGCCAGCGGAGTAAGGATTGATAATCGGACGTTACTGCGCAAACTAAATGAGAATGACTATGCTCTGCCTACTTGAACTAAAAGACATCGTGTGGGTAGTTGGTTGGTTTATCCTTTACAGTTGGCTAATCCTTTCGGCAATCTACTGCGCTGGTTACATAATATTAAAACTGATTGATTTTATAAAGGAGGAACTGGATCTATGAGGAAACAAACTAGGGACATTAAGTTGGTTAAGGTTGAGGAGTTTAAGACCGCAAAGATTACAGTCGAAGTTGAAGATGAGCTTTTTGAGGCAATGGCTCAGGCTGGTCGCAAACATATTCTAAAGGATAAGCTTGCCTGCTTTAGCTACGCCGTTAACAAGGCGTTGCTGGAGCTTTGCGAGGAAGTTAAGTGAGCGAGTTTAAGCAGAAGGTTTTGACCGCTTCAGTAGATCGTTATGTCCTAACCAAAACACAGTGCGAGATGCTACGCCAAGATGCAGAGGTGATCGGGATGAAGCGTGCGACTGTAATGAAAAAGGATGGTACTACACGCAGATCGTTCGCGCGTAGCTGTTCATCCTGCTGGGTTCCGATGGCTACCCACTAC